CTGATTTATAAATACGATCCTGACCGAAACCTGTTTAACAGCCTGCCCATACACGAGCATGACTTTGACTACATCCTGGGAATTGACCTTGGGTATGAGGACGCAACGGCTTTTGTCATTGGGGCGTACTCGAGAGACCTGCCGCATTTTTATGTCGTTGATTGTTTTAAGCAAAGCCGCATGTTGCCATCGGAAATTGCGGAAAGAATTGCTGAGTACAACGACTACTACAATTTCACATCTATTGTGGCGGATACCGGCGGCCTGGGTAAATCAATTGTAGAGGAGTTTCGCCAGCGCTGGGCTTTGCCTATTCGGGCAGCAGAGAAGCGAAACAAAGACGCCTACATTGAATTAATGAACTCGGACTTGGCGTCCGGTTATGTTTTAATAGACGAAAATTCTGAGTTATTAGACGAATGGCGATTATTGCAATGGGATGACGATAGGCGGAAAGAGGACCCTCGGTTTGAAAACCACCTATCAGATGCGTGCTTGTATGCCTGGCGGGAGAGCAAGCACTACACATTTGCGACAGAGCTCGTGGCTCCGAAAGTCGGAAGTCCTGAATATTACGCGATGTTGGAAGAGCAAATGCTCGAATCGAAAGAGCAGGAGCTTGCAATACAAGACACTCAATCATGGTGGGATGAAGGATGGATGCTGAACTAAAAGACGCACTGCGGTTTGCAAAGAGCCTTGGCGTTCGACAGATTCTTTATGAGTCCCAAAGCGGTGCTCGAGTTAAAGTGACTTTTGATGGGCCTAATTTTGAGCCCGTAATTCCTCAGAAGTATCAAGCCGAAGATGACGAGGGCATGAGCGAGGAAGACCTTTTGTTTTATTCTGCCGGGGGTAACTGATGGATGCGTGGTGGACTGAAATAGGGGATTGCCACAACGAGATTGTGGCGACGTACGATGCGATTCGCGAGGACCAGCAGTACAGGTCGGATGCAAACCTACGCCATATACGGCTGTACGGAAACTACTACCACATGGGATTAACCCACAGTCGCTACTCAAGGGCTGCGTCCAGCAGCATGCGACATCGGGTGACGCTGAATGTTATTCAGTCCATGTGTGATACGGTGACAGCTAAGATTGCAAAGAACCGGCCTAAAGCTACCTTTCTGACTTCTGGTGGCGATTACAAAATGCAGCGGAAGGCTAAGCTGCTGGATAAGTTTTGTGAGGGCCAATTTTATTCGACAAATATTTACCACATCATGCCTCGAGTTTTTCTAGACGCCTGTGTTTTTGGCACTGGCGCAATGAAGATTTACGAGTTGGATGGTAAGATTAAATGCGAAAGGATTTTTCCGGACGAGCTGGTGGTAGACGACAAAGAGTCTGTTTACGGCCTGCCGCGTCAAATGTTCCAGGTAAAGTATGTAGATCGTAATGTTCTCATGAACCTGTACCCGGAGCATGCAGATGCAATCAAAAGGGCGCCGAGTCCCGAAGATGATCACCAGGGGTATGAATCGTCAAATCAAATTGTTTGCATTGAGGCGTTCCACCTACCTTCAGGTGAAGGGGCCACCGATGGACGCCACAGCCTGGTCATTGATGGCGCTACGCTACTCAATGAAACGTACACGCGTACTTACTTTCCGTACGTGTTTATCCGGTGGACCGAGCGTCTTCTCGGGTTCTATGGGCAAGGGCTGGCAGAACAATTGATGGGCGTGCAGCTAGAAATTAATAAGCTGCTGTACAACATTCAAGAGCAAATGCACCTGGCAAAACCCAAGGTCTTTGTAGAGGCTGGCTCAAAGATATCCAAAGCGCACCTTAACAACGAGACATGGGGCGTCATTGAGTATCGAGGTACACCGCCCCAGTTCTTTGTGCCACGCACGGTGTCTGGTGAAATTTTTAGTCACCTGGACCGACTCTTCAGCAGGGCCTACGAGATTACCGGAGTGAGCCAGCTTGCAGCGCAGTCCAAGAAACCGGCTGGGCTTGAGTCTGGTGTAGCGCTGCGTGAGTTTCAAGACATCGAAACAGAGCGGTTTATGCTCACAGCTCAGCAGTATGAACGGGCGTTCTTGGAAGCAGCGCGTCAAATGATTGATATTGCGCGAGAGGTTCACGCCAGGGGTGATGCCAGCGAGGTTATCAGTCACGGTGACAAGAACATCGAGAAGATAAAGTGGAAGGATATCAACCTTCACGAGGACCAGTACGCGATGAAGATTTACCCTACATCGCTTCTCCCGACGACACCTGCGGCAAAGCTGCAGAAGGTTATCGAGATGCTTCAGGCAGGCATGTTGGCCCAGCAAGAAGCACGAGCTCTTCTTGATTACCCGGACCTCGAAGCGGTGAACAACCTGGCTACGGCTGCGCGGGATGATATCGATATGCTCCTTGAGCAGATGCTAGAGCAAGGCATCTACATCCCACCGGAACCGTTTAGTGACCTGGAGCTTAGTATCCGGGTAATGCAGTCAGCCTACCTGAGGGGCAAGATTAATCAGGTACCAGAGGAGCGCTTAGACTTGGTGCGTCGATATATCGAGGATTGCGTAAACCTTCTGACGCAAATGCAGATGGAGGCGCAACAGGCTCAGATGGCAGCACAGCAGCAGATGCAGCCACAGATGCAGCAAGACATGGTGCAACCAAGCGGGGCTACACCGGCAGCTCCGGATGACGCAACCATGCAAGCAGAGGCGATGATGGCCGAGGGCGACACTGCCCTGGCACCAATGTAGGAGACATTATGAGTGAAGAAGTTGCAGTAGAAGCACCCGTTGAAACTCCTGTCGAGGCAGAGGCCCAGGCCACTGAAACAGCAGAGGCGCCCGCGCCTGAGCCGGCGCCTGATTTTTCTGCACAGTTTGCCGCGCTAGCTCGAAAAGAAAAGGCAATGCGTGAGCAGCAGGATAATTACAAAAACCAGAGCACAGAACTCGAGGCGCTAAAGAATAAATTAGCGGAAATTGAGGCTCGGCCTTCTTTAGCTAAAAAAGACCCCGTTGGTTTTTTGAAGCAATCTGGTGTGGATATCAAAGATTTATTGCACCAGGACTTAAACGGGGAGCTGCCCGTAGAAACGCAGTTAAATCACCGACTTGAAATGCTCGAGAAGCAAAATGCTGAATTAATTGAGCGCTTGGAGTCGGAAAAGAAAACTGTGGAAGAGCAGAAAGAACAAGGGGAATGGAAATCCTTTGTTGACCAGGTTAATAATTTCGTTGAGAATGAACCTAAATACGAGCTAATTCGCGCAGGAAATATGCAGTGGATGGTGCCCGAGCTGATGAGAGACTTTTATCAGAAGCAAGGGAAAGAAATTACCGCCCAGCAGGCTGCAGATCTGGTCGAAGAAAGCTTGTTAGAGTCGCTGTCCGGCTACTTCGGTAGCAGCAAGTTGCAGGAGAGTTTTAGAAGCGCCATGAGCGCTCAAGAGCCGTCGCAGGAAAGCTCTGCCGTAGTCGATGAGGAACCGCCAGTTAAGGCGAAGAAACGGCCCAAAACTTTAACAAACGAACTTGCTTCAGGGAAAGCGGAGAAGAGCACAGGTATGCTCCCTCGCGACGAGTCTCTGAATCGTATCGCCCGCATGATTGAGGGCAAACTGTGAGGTAAATTATGTCAGATGCGCCACTCGCCGTATCCTCGCTGTCGGTTAAAGCCGACGGCTCAACGGCAAACACCGCAAGCATTGTAAACGAAGCTCTTAAGGAGCACTATAAACCAGACCGCGTGCGCGAGATGACCTACAAGGATAATCCCTTGCTAGCCATCATGCCCAAGTATGAGCGTTTTGGCGGCGAAAACATGCCAATTCCGCTCATCCTTGCGAACCCTCAGCGCCGAAGTGCAAACTTTAAAAGCGCTCAGGACAACACTTCGGTTTCAGCGGTTAAGCAATTTTTGCTAACCAGGGTCCGCGATTACAGCTTCGCGGTAATTGAACACGAGGCCATCCAGGCTAGTCAAAACAACGCTGACGCTTTTGTTCGTTACGCCACCATGGAGATTGATGGTGCGATGAACAGCCTTACTCGGTCTTTGGCGATTGCATTGTATCGCGACGGCAGTGGCAGTTTGGGGGTTCTTTCAACTGACCCTCTAAACACCAAGGTTCTTACGCTAACTAACCCGCAAAATATTTCTAATTTCGAAGTAGGAATGGAGCTTAACGTAGCGTCCTCTGCTACAGCGGCAATTAGAAGTAACTTCACATCAGCGGGAAGTTCCGCAATTGTTGAAGGGGTTGACCGCGACCTCGGCAAAATTAGCATTACCGTTGCTTGTCATAACGACGTAGCGTCTGGCGACCACCTGTTCCAAAAAGGTGACGCCCATGGCGGTGCTTCGTTTAAGAAGGTTCGCGGCCTTGAGGGCTGGCTTCCATCAAGCGCTCCCACTTTGGGCGCGGATGACTTTTTCGGCGTGGACCGAGGGGCTGACCCTACCCGCCTCGGCGGCATTCGCGTAGACGGTTCCTCTCTGCCAATCGAAGAAGCTCTGATTACAGCAGCTTCTCGTGTGGCTCGCGAGGGCGGCACTCCTTCTCACGTCTTTATGGACTACGATTCGTACGCGAACCTTGAGAAGGCGCTTGGCAGCAAGGTTAACTATGCGCGGGTCCAGTCGGCGGATGCAGAGATTGGCTTTGACACCCTTACCCTCCAAGGGCCTAAGGGTCGCATGTCAATCGTGCCAGACCACAACTGCATTCCAAACGTAGCCTTCATGCTGCAAATGGACACATGGAGCCTGAACACACTCGGTCAGGCGCCTCAGGTCCTTCAGGCAGACGGCCAGAATATGCTTCGGGTTTCTAACCTTGACGCGTACGAAGTTCGGAT